GTTGAGCTCTATTGGTTTATCCCTGTGCATACAGGGAACATACTAATTATAACATACTGTTTTATAATTAAAATATTGACTGTCAAATTTCTACCACCTTTTATGGATTCAACAACCGATACCGAGATCTCGGTATCGCTCAATTGTTGCTGTTTATCCCTGTCCGCGACATATTTTTGCAAATTGAAAGAGCTTCCTGTAGACGCCACAAAACATTTGGTATTGAAACTATTAGATTTGGGTTTATCTCGGACTCCTGACGTAATTCAACTAATTTCATCATACTGCCAGTCGCAATAAATTCGGTATGATCGCGTACTTTAGTCAGCCGTCCATAAATTTTATCAGATAATCTTATCCAACAATCATTATGCCTGTCTGTTGAAAATATCAGACCGTTTTTATCATGAAATACTATGGAAAAGACTTTCATGTTACACCTCACTTAATAAAAAACCCTCGTTAGAGGGTTGAGTTGATTTTATAGTAGATAGATGACTATTTTATTCTTGTGCAGTGCATTAGTGTTTTGATCTTTCTATTATATTGCGAGTCAGCAAACGTCATTGAAATTTCTGAGGTGCTTTTAAACTCATCGTCTGATATATATTCGAGTTTATTATAACGAGTCATTTTTCTATCATCAGAATTAATGCTAAATTCTTCATTTAATGTTTTAAAATCCACCTTTACTTTTCTATCACTAAAGTGCAATTTTACAAATAGATTATGGTTTTCCTTTGTATATACTATTGGCACTTTTCCCTGATTAACTGGTGTCGAATAATCCTGAAATAAACCATTTTCCCAATCTGCCTTCTGCCTGGTTCTTGTACACTCCCAATCTCCTACAAGCATTTCCTCAGTCACTTTTTTCTCGCCACAGCCAAACAACGCAAAGCAGACCAAACCTAATAATACAATCCTTTTCATACCATCTCCTTTTTTAGGTAATAGTATGTTATTTAAGGATTAAGAGCAATAAAAAACCCGCCGAAGCGGGTTGGTGTTTTAAGTAAACTATCTTTTAGAATTGCGCCCTTTTATGAAAGACACAGCTAACGTTGCAATGGTTGCTGTTGCAATAGTTCCAGCTAAAACCTCATGATCATGAACCCCTAAGTATACACTACCAGCAATTCCCGATAGACCAATAACTAACCCAAATATTTGACCTAAAAGCCTTTCGATAAAAACAAAAATGTTAACACGCCCATCATTCTTTCTTCTGTATTCGGCTTCTTTTTCTGTTTGCTCAAAAATCCAATCTACTTTATCTGGTCTAATCGCATGAAGTTTTTCCAGAACATCCATTTGAATAACTGGAGAATCTGTAGAGTGCTCTGACATAGCAATACCGAGATCCCCATCTCTTGTTTTTTGAGCTGCAATCCTTGTTGATCTAGCCATACAAATATTTTTTATTCTTTTCTATTGTTTTTTTTAAATCGTTTGAAACAGCTCTATAATCGCCTGATAAGCGTTTATAGTCACTTTTAAAATTAGAACTATTTGATTTAATGTAAGGGCATTTTTCATTAAAAATGTTATTATTTGCTATCGAATAAAAAACATTCTTTATACTTATCAATTTTATTTTCATTGCTGCCCCCTTTAAACTTGATAACTTAGATTATCAATCTTTGGAGGTAATTATAATTACCATAAGGTAGGTAGTAAAGAAAATTTACACAAATTACAAAAATTAATAGCTTGTATATATTTGACAATATCTAGATTTTCTAATATTACCATTCATTATTTTTAAATAACCTACAAGGAACATAATTTTGACCTAAGCCCGTAGAAGGGCTTTGGCTATTTATACCTAATATGTATAGGAAGCATTTTTGACCTAAGGCAGAATCCTGCCTTAGCTTGGTTTATCCCGCATATCCTCCGTCAATAATTGATTTAGCGTACTCAAATGCGTTTTTATAAACGTCACCTATTACAGTATTGGATTTTAAATCTTCAACATACTCAAGTTCAACTCTTGAGTCTGGACTTAACTTAAGCACACCTTTGATATAGATGTTAAATTTAATTGTTCGCATGAAGTCGTATTTTGATTCAGTATAATTTGGGCGAACGCCACCTCTCATGTACATTAGTGTTATCTCAAGCCCTTTATATTGAATTTTATCAACTAAGTTAGTTGTTTTCATATTGTGATTAGTACCTGCATAGACAACGGGTCTATCCATAATTATTTCATATTTTCTATCCAAATTTCTTTTATGAGGAATTCCATTAATTTCAATTCCAATAGTTGGTGTTTTTATTTCGGTGACAGCTACCATTCTGTCACCAATCATTGTGTTATCAGCATTAGGAGCAGCTGTGTTAAAAACAGATTTCATGTATTCTTTAACTGTGCTAAATCCATATTTTAAGATTAATTTGTCAAAATCTTTATTGAGCATGTCTTGCATTTTATTTACTCCTGATTAATTTATGCCACAACTTCTTCGAATGTGGCTGTTATTGACGCTGTGGTATGTGGTAGGTTTATTGACCAGCTAGGACATTTGACGGTTAATTTTAGATTGGAATGAGGATCGCGCCATTGAAACGCGTTTACACCACCGTGCCTATCTAGGAAATCATCTATTTGGCAGGACGTGCTACGGGCTACATTTAACGTAACATTGAAACTGCGCAGTTTATTATTGATTCCGTCAGGCGCTCGCTGTTCGTAACCGTCACCGAATTTGATTGTTTTGACTCGTGGCTCAGATCGTACTGTCATATTGGGCGCGACGTCCCAATTAAATGTTTCCATTTATTTTCTCCAGACATAAAAAAACCACCATTTAGGCGGTTTGTGTGAATTTATTGTAATTTTACTTTAAGGTTTATCAGCAAGTTTAGGAATGAATTGCCCGTGAACTTTTTTTAAGTATTCAGTTGCTGAATCTCTTGTTGCTTTATATTTTAGCTGATCACTAAAAAACGTATATTTAGATTTAGCCTGATTAATTATTTCACCCCACGTATAAATCCAAACGCTATGATTAGGGGTGTCAAGTGCTAGCCCTTTAGGTCTATTTAACTGATTAACATCATTTTCTACAGAATCATCTAACTCATTTGATACAGCTATAAATATCCATTTAGTTTTACTTTTATCAAACCGTTCATCTTTCGATATAGCTCCAGCATAGCCCTTTATTTGTCCAAGAACCTCCTGATCTATTTTTTTTGAAGGTCTCTTAAGCTCTACAACCAAATGTTCAAACTCCCCTTCTCTAGGTTGTCGAGATTTAGAAAAAAACAAATCAACACGTCCTGATTTTCCATTCGCTTGAATTACCTTATTTGATAAATCAATATCATCTTTTTTAAGAGACGTAATATGCTTTTCAAGAAGTTCATTTAAAGTATCCTCACTTCCAGCTAGAGCAAAATCTTCTCTAAAAATCCATGATTCTTGTTCCAAAATTTTATGAAGCTGATCCCTTTCCAGCAAAGTTTTTTTTGTCTCTTTATCAAAAAGCAACTGTTCAAGCCCTTTAATAAAATTTAGTCGGTCAGTTATAATTTGTGCGGATTTAATTACTGATGATAAAGTTGTTTGCTTTAATAAATTTGCTAAATCATCCTGCTCTTCTTTTTTTAGCCCCAACACTTCACTTATTATTTTTTGAACTGATTCAGGGTTATTTTCAATTGCTTGTTTTAATAGGGTAAAAGTGAATTGCTTACTTTTTTTATTTTGCTTTTCAAATTTATCAAGATGGTTTGCAACATTAACAGCCAAAATATCAAAAACTTGCCTCTCAGCATTTTTTATAGCATCACTTGAGTCTTCACCATTATAAGGATAAATACCCTCACTAATCCAATTTTCTATAATCTTAGATTTATTTTTTAAGTCTTTATCAACAAAATGTTTTTTAATTTTATCTTCAATTATCTCTAAAATTTCATTTGAATCTGAATCTAAATCAGTTTCCAGAGTTCCTGAACTACATAATTCTTTAAAATAATCTGATGTAGCATAAACCGAAATATTTTTTTGATTTACTCTTAGTTTATTTTTTATCTTTCGCTCACCTAAAACGAATCCATTTTCATCGCAAAGATGGATAATCTCTTCAGATTTGTTTTTCCATTGAACAATAGATATTTTTAAACTAACTTTTTTGCCACTTTTTAAAGTTAAATCACCTAAATCATAATTATCAACAGACTCTTGAACTAATGATGGTGTAATTTCGATGGTATCTAGGAATAATTTTTTATTTGGATGTTTTGATAAATAAAAACAAAAAATTCTAGCAAGGTTTTCTTGCGTATCTTTTTGAGGTAATGTCAATTTTTCGATAAGATTATCAATGTAAACAGATGTCCCTATTTGCTTATCTGTTATTTCTGGCTCGGAAGGTAAAACCTGAGCTATTTGGTTAATATCACCTTTTATTGTATATTCTAGATTTGTATTTCCATCATTATATATTGTTTCCCATCTTACTTGCTCACCTAAAGCATAAACTTTAAATCTTCCCTGTCCATTTTCTCCATGTAACAATGAATTACTTAATTTTTTTGCAGATTTCTTCCAAGAACCACCCAATTGACCAAAGTATTCATTTAATTTTGAGTGATCGATTCCGTATCCAGCATCACGTACTTCAATACTGTCTATACCACCAAGGCTATTATTTCTAATAAAAACTTCAACTTTATCTGAATTAGCATCAAACCCATTCCAGATAATTTCAGCTAATGCATTATATGGATTAGTCATCGATATATTTTCAAGAAAATCTTTTTGCGGCTGCACGGTTATAGGTCTCATGGATAACCTTATATGTGTATAAAATTAAGTAATTTGCTAATTATATACATAAATAAGGTAAAATTATTAGCTGTAAATACAGATACTGTATATTTATACACTTAAAAATAATAGTTGTTTTTAACTATTAATTAAATTTGTTTAAGCTTGAAAAATTGATTATTCAAAAAACCGCCACTAGGGCGGTTTGTGATCAATTAATCATAAAAAATCTAATTAAAAATGTTGATTTGTGTGTATATGTGTGTATAATTGTATTCAGGTTAGGAGGTGAACATGAAATCAACTGACCTGATAAAGGAACTTACTAATGCAGGGTGTGTTCTGAAACGAGTTAAAGGTAGTCATCACATGTTTTACTCACCGATAACTAACAAAACGTTTCCAGTTCCTCACCCGAAATCGGAATTACCGATCGGCACAGTAAGATCAATAAAAAAATCGGCGGGGCTTCTATAGCCCGCCACCTTTTGGAGGTACTATGTTTTTCACTCTTGGTATTGAAACGCCTACTGACGGCAATACCGCCTATGGTATTGTTGTACCTGCGCTATGTAATGATAAATATGGTTGTTACTCAGCAGCTGATAAAGAAAGTGATATACCAGCGATGGCAACAGAAGCCATTCTATTAACTATTCAAGATATGATTGAATCGGGAGATTATGATATTAAAAGTATTCATAATGATCACATTTCATATAAAAGTAACGATGAATATGCGCATTGTGACACATGGGTTATTATTGATGTCGATTTATCAACTTTTACTGGAAAACAAAAACGAATAAATATCACACTTCCTGATATCCTGATCAATCGAATTGATAATGCAGTTAAAGCACCAAATTCGTTTTACAAGGATCGAAGCAACTTTTTAGCTGAGGCGGCTATTAACGAATTATCATTACATAAATAGTATTAAATAATAAACCGCCATTTGGGCGGTTTGTGATGGATTAACACTTTACGTAATAAAAAAATCCCGTTAGAGGGTTGAGTTGATTTTTTAGTAGATAGATGATTATTTTATTCTTGTGCAAATAGTCTCTACTTTTATTCGTAAGTTCTGAGTATTTTCTTCTGAGTTATATTGTTCGTTTCGAGTTTTAATATATTCGTTACTCATTATATAAGTATCATGTGATTTTTTTATTAGAGACCGGATTGTCTTTTCTGTTGAATTATTTTCTGTTTTCTCTATTATTTCACCTGTATGTGTATCAATTATATCACTTTCTTTCCAACCACTTGAATCATCATCTATTTCAGTTTTACTTATACTATACAGCTTATTATTTTCTATTTTGAATTCTTCATTCATTATTATATTAAACTCATCGCTAACATAATCAGTAAATTTTCCATCTTTCATTTTCGACCTATAACTGTCCCATTTACACTCCCATTTGCCAACAAGATACTCTTTTGTCACCTTATCATCACCACAACCAGACAACGCAAAGCAAACCAATCCTAGTAATGCAATTCTTTTCATACCATGTCCTTAATCTTTATATTTTTTTTCAATGGTATGTTATTTAAAGGATTTTGGCAATGAAAAACCGCCATTTAGGCGGTTTGTGTGAATTTATGGTTAATCCCTGCGCATACAGTGAACTTTTATAATAATGTTGAGCTCTATTGGTTTATCCCTGTGTATACAGGGAACATACTAATTATAACATACTGTTTTATAATTAAAATATTGACTGTCAAATTTCTACCACCTTTTATGGATTCAACAACCGATACCGAGACCTCGGTATCGCTCAATTGTTACTGTTTATCCCTGTCCGCGACATATCTTGGCAAATTGAAAGAGCCTCCTGTAGACGCCACAAAACATTTGGTATTGAAACTATTAGATTTGGGTTTATCTCGGACTCCTGACGTAATTCAACTAATTTCATCATACTGCCAGTCGCAATAAATTCGGTATGATCACGTACTTTAGTTAGGCGTCCATAAATTTTATCAGATAATCTTATCCAACAATCATTATGCCTGCCTGTTGAAAATATCAGACCGTTTTTATCATGAAATACTATGGAAAAGACTTTCATGTTACACCTCACGTAATAAAAAACCCCCGTTAGAGGGTTTAAACTGATTTTATAGTAAATAATAATATTTTTAATAGTTACAACTAATATTATGCCACCGGCTTATTCTTTTTGAATCTCCCGCATCCATTACTCTTAATAACTTATTGTCTTTTAAGAAAGCCCAATATAATTTTCTTCCCGTGTAACCTCCAAATGAATTTTTAGCATTGACGTATAATCAGACCGAATATCCGGTAACAACATTCTTATATTCAACCATAAAATCTTTCTGCGGTTTAGAAACATCAGAATATTTTGCAGAATCAGGATCTTTCAATACTTCCCGGAAATACGATTTTATCTTAGGTAGAAAATTTACTGGTTTGCTGCCATATTTTGCATTTTTGAAATCAACAGATAAATCAAGAGTGCAGTTACTCCATTGAAAAATAGCACTATCTGTTTTAGATGCGATTGCATAATTTGTCCTATCATTTGCAAGAGCATATACATACTGTGAGTCCTCTGCTATAGATAAATTATCTTTAAATTTAGTAAATTTAGACGATTTATATTCATTTTTAATATAATCGTGAGCAATAAATCTATCATTAGCTACCCAAACCGTTCCATCTCTCATATATTTGAGATTGTTTTTTCCTTTATCACCTTTAGCAAATTTACAATCATAGAAATCATCAGCAAATACAAAAAATGGGAATAACAACACACTAAAAATAATCTTTTTCATACCATATCCTTAATAATTAAACTTCGGTAATGGTATGAAATTTTAATAATTAAATCAACGGCGATTTAGCAATCCGCCGGGACGTTGCTCTTTCATTATTTGAGCGCGTATTGCCTGTTCTATGTTTTTAGCCAACTGTTGTCCGTCTTGCTCTGATATGCCGCCATTTCCGTCTAGATGAATCGGTGTATTAAATGTCATGTTTATTACTGAACCTCCTTTACCTGATGTGATTTGACGGTTGCTTAATACCCGCCCATTCTCACCCAGAATCAGGTATTGTTTACCGCCTTGCATTAGTATCTCTGGTTTACCGCCCTCGCCAACGCGATACATTTTGCTGCCGTCTACAGGTCCACCATTTTTACGAGCACCAGCAATAGTAGCAGCCTTCATTGTACCTAAAGCTGCTACAAATGATTCCGCGCCGATATCTGCGGCTGCACCCGGTGTTGCTATTGATGCGTACATAGCTGCTGGTTCATATGCTGCTGCCAGTGCCACAGCTTCTGTGATTTGCGCTGCTGTGGTTGCTGCTGAGGCTGATTGTGCTACAATCGCGTTTTTGACGTACTGCATGCCCATTTGAACGAGTGAGCCTATCGCCTCATTCAAAATCACATTAGCAAAGTTCTGCATCGCCTGAGTAGCTGTCATAGTGCCTGACATCAGACCTGAAATAGTGCTTGTGGCACTACTTGCAAGTCCCTCTAATGAAGAAGCTAAAAACTCGTTAGCATCACTTTGATTTCGCCATATTTCCCATTGAGCATTGATGCGGTTCTGTTCAAATTGGCGATTAGCGGCTTCGCGGAGCGCAATGGCATTTTGTTCAGACGTCCATTTTCGATCCTCAAATTTTTGAATTAGCGCCAACTTCCTTTTATGTTCATTCTCTAGGGCTAGCACTGGGTCAACCTGAGCCACAGCATTATCAATATCAGATACTACTGCGTCAGATTTTATTTTAGCTAAATTGATTTGATGTTGTTGTTCTAATTGTTCGAGTTTTGAATAATATTCAGCATGTTTTAACTCGCCGAACTTGTGCAGTTTGTCAAGCGATTCTTTAGATTGATTGAATGAGTCATTTTCTGCCTCAATTGGGCTTTTTAAAGAACCTAAGGCTTTGTATGCTTGCGATGCTTCGATTAATTTTTTCAGTTCTGCTGTTTGCTGAGCTGTTACTTTCGAGCCCATTTTTTGGGTAATTGAGAGCAATTCAGCTTAGACAGTGAGTCCTTTCGCTTCAAGTTTTGCGAGTTCTAATCTGTCTCGAAGCTCTTTAACTTCCTCTGCATAAGATTTGGTTGTGATACGTCCTTTATTATTGCTAGCGTTCAGTTTTTCATTAGCATAAAATATATTACCCAACACCGTGAATAACGGTTCGAGCACTTTTCTGACTTCTTCTGACGCCTCTTCTGATACCTCCTCCCACTTTTTAGTGCCTGCCGCAAGTTCTCTTAAAATGACCTTATACTCTTCCCCTGCATCACCTAGTTCATTAAGTGCATTTTCATAAATAAAAGCGGCTCTTTTGGCGCCCTCAACTTTCATGTTAGTTATTTCAAGCTGAGTTGATAGAGATTTTACTTTCTTGTCAATTTTGTTTTTACCAACACTTTTTAAAGCATCATCCAGCGATTTTACTTTTTTGCTAGAATCATTTGTTTTTTCTATTTGTCCAGACAATATGTCATTGCGCATTTTTTCCGCGTTTGCAAGGCTTTCTTGAGATGTTTTTAATTTGTTGCTAGCCTCTAAATATTTCTTCTGAGCTTCATTCAATCCCTCCTGTGAGGTAAATACCCTACTAAACAACCCCTCAACACGGCGTTGGTATTGCTCGTACTCTGCTTTTAGTAACCTAACAATTAATTTCTGATTCTCTATGCTCTGCGTTGCCTCGTCAATCTCAACATTTAATCTAGATAACTCAAGCTGTTTTTGTTCCTGATTTAACGATTTGTATTTTTCTCGCAATTCATCAATACGATCACCTAATCCCAAAGCCTTCTGGTTTGCTTCATCAACTTTACTTGACCACGTCATGAAAGCACCTGCGGTAAGTAAAATTAGTCCAGCTGGACCACCCAACATCGCCATTGTAGCTTGCAGTCCTTTGGCTGCGAAATTAGTGGCTTTCATAGCAGTGTTCAATCGTGCCTGTGCTGCTGTTTCAGCATTAGTCGCTTTTTCTAATTGCGCGTCTGCTAATGCTAATTGTTGCTTTAATGCTTTGGTTGTTCTCACTGTTTGATTTAACTGTAATTGTGTAGCAATGGCTTGCTTTGCTTCTCGTGCTATTTTAGCTTCTGCCTGAGCTTGCTGTAGAGCCGCTTGTGCAGCTTGTTTTTCTGCTAATGCAAGTTTAATATCAGCAACCGTCTTTTCGACACTTTGCTTAGTCGCATTTGCTAATGATGTAATGTATTTACCTGCATAAACCGCCGCTAATGCGCCCACACCAGTCATCAAAATATCAACGTGTTGAGACATAAGGATCAATGAATCAACGAGTAATTTAGTTGCACCAGTGGAGTTATTCATCTCACCTAAATATTTTTTTAGGTTATTTGTTACACGATTAATACCGTCCTGAACACTGTTTCGCATGTTGTCGGAAAGTGCCGCCGTTTCTTCTTGAGCTTCAATCATAGCTTCAGTGAATTGCGACATTGATAATTTACCGTCTGTAGCGAGTTGTCGCACGTATTGCTCGGTGATTTTGTCAGCCTCTGCGGTCGATTTGGCGATTTTTTTTAGTTGATTTGCTAAGGTTTTAAGTATGCTCGGCATCGAATTAAATACAGTCATCGCTTCAACGCCAGATAATTTACCTTTCATCTGGGCTTTAGTTAAAGCATTCATTGCAGATTCTGCAACTACCGAACTTGTTTTATTAATAGTTAATAGGTTAGACAGAGTGTCAATATAAGACAAGGTGCTTTGTGTGCTATATCCAAACTCACTCATAGAGTTAGATAACCTGATATATAACTCTGACGATTCCTCAATCTGTCGTCCATTACGGTTAGATGTAATCACAAGTTGATCTAAAATATCTTTGGTTTGTGATGCTGTAGCGCCAGTATTCTGAATGCGGTCTTCTAACTCGTTCCAGCTTTGAGCGTCAGAAAGTACAGTGCTAGATACTAATGCCGCTGATACTGCTTTAGCAATGGTAGTAAGTTTGCTCATTGAAGCGCCTGTTTTTTCGAATCCTTCTTGTGCCCTTTTATTAAATGGATAGGCTACACTAATTAGTACCAATTTTATAAGGTCATTGTTATGATAAACCAACAATAAAAAAAGGTAACAATAATGACAATCAATTTAACCCGAAGAGAAAAACGTAGCTTTACTAACGAGT